AAGCAAGGCATCTGGTAAAGATTTAGAGCAGGTCGCCAACGCATTAGGTCGTGCGCAAGATGGCAATGTTACATCTTTAGGCAGATTAGGACTTGGCTTATCTAAAGCAGAATTATCAACATTGTCATTTACTGAGGTGCAAGCAAAACTTGCAGAATTGTATGGTGGTGCAGCTGCTACAAACGCAGAAACTTTTCAAGGCAAGATTGATCGATTAACTGTTGCATTTGATGAGGCTAAGGAAAGTCTAGGATCTGCATTGTTGCCATTTGTCGAGCAATTTATCACTTTCTTAAACGACAAAGGCATTCCAACACTAAATGGATTTATTGCAGGACTTACAGGCGATGCAGGATTAAATGCAGCATTGACACAAACCCAACAAGGTGCAGCAAGTTTTGGCAGAACTATTGCAAGTATCTCAGGCATTATTTCAGGATTTATTACATTCTTAAGAGAAGCAATTGGTTTAGTTGTATCACTTGCAAATGAACTTATCCGAGTAGTTAATATAATTCCCGGAGTTAATATCGGTGCATTACCTAATCCAGCACCATCAGCAGGTAGATCATCATTACCATCAGTTCCTAGAGGCGGATCTAACTTTACTTATGGCTCAGGTAACCCAGTTAATATCACAGTTAATGCCATTGATGGGGAAGGTGCTGCAAGAGCTGTGGCTAAGGTTGTTAATGACAGCGCAGCAAGATCAAATCCATATCTATCTCGCGCAGCCGTAAAGTAGGACACAATGACTGCATGGTCGCCCGATTGGAAACTTACAGTTGCAGGTGTTGATTACACCGACATAGCAATTAGCGACATTCAGCATCAAGCTGGTCGCGATGATATTTACCAGCAACCAAATCCATCTTATTTGCAAATTACATTTGTGGCACTAACTGGTCAAACCTTGCCATTCGACATTAACGATAGTTTAAGTCTGCAAGTCAAGGACACATCAGCTGCTTATGTCAATATATTTGGCGGTGATATAACAGATATAACTGTGAGCGTTGGCGCAACTGGATCAAATGCAACTGTTATTGAATACTCAGTTCTCGCAATGGGATCACTTGTTAAGTTAGCAAAAGAATTATATGCCGGCACAATCTCACAGGATGAGGATGGCAATCAAATCTATGATCTATTGTCTAGCGTATTGCTTGGCACTTGGAATGATGTGCCAGCAGCTACAACTTGGGCAGGATACGATGCAACTGAAACATGGGCTAATGCGCTAAATCTAGGACTTGGTGAAATAGATCAGCCGGGCTTATACACAATGGAAAACAGAGCAGCCGAAACAGATACGATTTACAACATTGCAAGCCTTATTGCTAACTCAGCATTTGGATATTTATATGAGGACAATGAAGGCAACATTGGTTATGCCGATGCAGACCACAGGCAAAACTATCTACTCACTAACGGCTATGTTGATTTGAGTGCTAATCATGCATTAGGTCAAGGACTTAGCACTATTACCAGATCAGGTGATATTCGCAATGATGTGTATATCAATTATGGCAATAATTTTGGATCACAGAAAACTGCAACATCAGCAACATCAATTGCAACCTATGGATACAAAGCCGAAAGCATAAACTCGGTTCTTCATTCAGCTGTAGATGCTCAAGCTGTGGCAGATCGGTATATTGCCCAACGAGCCTTTCCACAACCAGCATTTCAAAGCATTACCTTCCCAATTACAAATCCAGAGATTGACAATAGTGATCGGGATAATCTGCTTGGTGTATTTATGGGGCAACCGCTTAACCTGCAAAATCTACCTACTCAAATCTCAAGCGGTGAGTTTGAAGGATATGTTGAAGGCTGGTCATGGAGCACAAGGTTCAACGAATTATTCCTAACAATTAACTTGTCGCCTGTGGCTTATAGTCAAGTGGCGATGCGTTGGAATACTGTGCCAATTGGCGAGGCATGGAACACTTTAAGCACTACATTGACATGGGAATACGCTACAATCGTAGCCTGAGATAAAGGACAATATGGCAACCACTACCAATTACGGCTGGACTACACCAGACGATACCGCGCTGGTTAAAGATGGCGCAGCTGCTATTCGCACGCTTGGATCATCTGTTGATACAACAACAAAAAACTTAAATCCTGAAACAACTCTTGGCGATCTTGCTTATCGTTCATCAACTGCTAATGTTAAAACAAGATTGGGAATTGGATCAACTGGTCAAGTCTTAACTGTTGCAGCTGGTGTTCCAAGTTGGGCTACTCCTGCTGCTGGTGGTGATAATTTTGCTTTGCTAAATTCTGGTGGAACTGCATTAAGTGGCGCACAAACAGTTACAGTTTCAGGAATTAGTGCTAATGAATTATTTATAAAAGTTGAAGGATTTAACGCTGGTGCATACGATACATTCGCAATTAATTTTAATTCTGATACAGGTAACAACTATTCGCAAATAGGCACTAGAAATGAAAGCACAAATACATTTACAAGGTATAAAGGTGTTGGTATAGGTTATGTTAATATCGGAAGGGATAATGACGCTGGAAATAGTGATGCACATTTTTATCTAAGAATTTTTGGCGCAAGTGGAACTGGTAATAAGCCTTTCATTATGAATTCCTATGGAACTGGCACAGATAATTTTTCCTATACCAATCAGGGCGTATATTTTGGAACATCAGCAATAACTTCTGTAACATTTGCAACCTTATCTGCTCAAACTTTTTCAACAGGCACTTTATTTGTATATGGAGCGTAAATTAAATGAAAATAACTGAGAAAATTTTTGATATAAATACTGATAAAGAAACAGTTCTCGAGCGTGATGAAACTGCTAATGAGAAAAAAATAAGAGAAAAAGAAGAAAAAGAAATTAAAGCGTTAAAAGCTGAAGCCCAAGCAAAGGCTCAGGCTAAGGCAGCAATTCTTGATCGCATTGGTTTAACTGCTGATGAACTCAAAACGATACTTGGCTAATGAAGGCTTGGTTATCTAAAGCTGCTGTTCAAATGCGTGAGCAGATTGATGACAGTTTTGCCGATAGATCTCGCAAGTCGGATGGTTGGATCGGGGATCAAAAGCACCAAAACACTAAGAGCGATCACAATCCGCTGCCTGAAACTGCTGAAGTTTGTGCAATCGATGTAGATGCTAAATTATGCGATCAGCCTGAAATGAGCATTTACCTAGCAGAGCAAATTAGAGTTGCTGCAAAAACCGATAAGCGAATTAGTTACATAATCCATGTTGGCAAGATTGCATCGCCATTACTAGGGTGGAAATGGCGCAAATATAGAGGCATCAATTCTCATCACAAACATATTCACATTTCATTCAAACCAAATCAAAAAGGCGAGTTCTTTAACATCCCACTACTAGGAGGCAAATAATGAAACTATCTAAGAAACACAAAGCAGCAATTAAGTCATATCTAAGAGCTGTTGCAGCTAGTGGTTTAACTGTTGTGTTGGCAATTGTTGCTGACATCCGACCAGAGTATGCAATTCTGCTAGGTTCATTAGTTGCACCATTGGCGAAGGCAATTGACCCAACATCCGGTGCTGAGCATGATTATGGCGTTAATGCGAAATGACACCGAACGAATGGGTTGGATTAGCCGTTGGCGCAAGCACTTTAAGCGCGACTGGATTGTTGGTTCTACGCTGGGTTATTAAATCTTACCTGCAAGAACTAAGACCTAATGGTGGCTCAAGCATGAAGGATCAATTGAACAGATTAGAACAGCGTGTTGATGATCTGTATTCTTTAATAGTTAAGCGATAATTTATTTATGGCGAACACACGCAAAACCACTAAACGGACAAAGATCAATAGGCGCGTAGTTCGCCACACTCCTGATCCATCAAAGATTGATGCGCATTACATTGCGTTGCATGAATGTTATAAAGCAGCTCGTAAAGCAGGATTTACACCTGAGCACGCATTTTGGCTCATGACTGAAATCAAAACATTTCCGAATTGGGTTGTTGGCGATGGTGGGATTATTCCTAGCATAGACCCATCTGACGATGAGGATGACGATTAAGCGATATTTAGTTATCAGCGATCTTCAAATACCCTACCACCATGAGCAAGCAGTCAAGAATGTCATCAAACTTGCAAGGCGTGAGAAGTTTGACAGCGTTCTATGTGTTGGCGATGAGATTGACTTTCAAACCATTTCTCGATGGGCTGAGAAAACACCTTTGGCTTATCAACAAACTCTTGATCAAGATCGCACAGCTACTCAAGAGATTCTTTGGGCATTAACTGAAAATGCTAAAGAGGCTCATATTGTCCGCAGTAATCATACTGATCGCTTATATAACACTCTCTTAAAAGTTCCGGGAATGCTTTCCCTTCCTGAATTGCAATATTCCAAATTTATGGACTTTGATAGTCTAGGCATTACTTTCCACAAATCATTTTATGAGTTTGAAAAAAATTGGATATTAGCGCATGGGGATGAAAGTAACGCAAACCCTAACGCTGGCTTGACTGCCCTAAATCTTGCCAAAAAGGTCGGTAAGAGCGTAGTTTGTGGGCATACCCATAAATTGGGTCTATCATCTTTTTCTGAGGGCTTAGGAGGGCAATACAGGACGATTTACGGCATAGAAACCGGAAACTTAATGAACAAAGCCAAAGCCTCTTACATAAAAGGGATCGCTAACTGGCAAATGGGCGTAGTCATTTTGGACTGGGATGGCAAAAACATGACCCCAACTCTGATTCCTATTAACAAAGATGGCAGTTTCACAGCTCTTGGAAAGTCGTATGGGGCTTGAAACAGACTATAAGCACCGCACGATTGATGACCATATCGATGATTTTGAGGATATTGGCGTTATCTAATCGTTATAAAACACGCCGAAAAACAATTCGCTTAAAGCCTTGATTTAGGTCAAACTTTATGTATTCACAACCGCTGTGGATATGTAAGGGAGCAACATGAAATCAAATGAAAGAAAATGCGAATGGTGCGATGGCATTACTCGTGGGGATGTTTGTCCAAGATCTTTGGACTGTCCTGACTGTTTAGCAAAAGCAGGTTTAAGCTGCAAAAGACCATCTGGTCACAGAGCATCTGAAATTCACAAATCAAGAATTACAGCTGCTTATGCTATTGATGATGCAAATGGTTTTGATTGGAAATTGGCTTACGCTGACAAAATTATGGTGAGCGCATGATAGAAACAACAGCACCTTGGATAGTGCTTTACAGCGTGTTTGGTTATTTTATTGTTTGGGGCATTTACTCAACAATTAAAGACAACGCATTCCAATCAGGTTATTGGAAAGGTCGTAAAGATGGTTACGACATGCACCGCAGGATCACAGATAGCAAGCGCGATCAAGTATTTGACTATGACAAAAACTGAAAGCCTCTTTGATGAGGTCATTACTACGATCCAACAGCGCGGAAGTGTCTACGGACATCCATACTATAACCACAAAAGAATTGCAGGTTTATGGTCTGCTTATCTCGACTTCCCAATTACACCACACCAAGCTGCTTTATGTATGGCGTTGGTCAAGGTTTCTAGGCTTAGTGAAACCCCAGATCATTACGACAGTATCAAAGACTTCATTGCCTATGGATCTGTCTATAAAACTGTGCTTGATGCAGTCCAAGATGAAAACTGGGAGGATTAAGTAATGGCTTTCAATTTGGCAGATTATGAAGATGTGGCTACTTTGAACAAATGGTTTATATCCAATTTTCCTCAAGGAAGATCTGATATTTCTGTGATCAGCCATGATGCAGTTAATGGTTATATTCTGATTCAAGCGACTTTGTGGCGAGATAGCAAAGACACATCACCAGCAGTTAGCAATGTTGCATTTGGTGCGAGAGAGAGTTATATCCAAAACATGAAAAAGTTTTATGTTGAAGATACCGCCACATCAGCTCTTGGAAGGGCAATAATTATTCTCAAAGGATCAGACAAAACAGCTACAAAAGATGACATGAGAAAGGTTGAAAGTGAACCAATTAAAAACATTTATGGCAAAAGTGGCAATTCGCAACTTATTGAAATGGCACTCAGAAAGTCATTTGCAGATGATGCTAAGCCAGCAAGCGAACCTACAACATGGTCAGTTGGAGATGTTGCGGAAGCCTTATCAACCAAACCTAAACAACAAGAATGCATTCATGGCTTAATGATTCTTAAAGAAGGCACAGCCAAAACAGGTAAGCCTTATTATGGGTATGTATGCAGCGCACCAAAGGGAGAACAATGCGATGCTAAATGGGCGGTAACAGCTGCTAATGGCAGTTGGTTCTTCAGAGAGGAGGATTAAATGGGTGAAATGATAATGATTGATGGCTCTGGTCTAACTGCTACTTTTACAGATAACGGAGTTAGGGTCGAACCATCAACAGTTGTATGCGATGCTTGCAACGATGACAGATTACTTCATGAGGGCGATCTGCTTCGATGCTATTCCTGCCACGCTATAAATCTAATTCCGTAAATGCCGAACTACGATTATATATGTGATAGAGAGGGGTCGAGTATTGTATTGGATCTTCCGATGCAGCACAAAATCCCTCTTTGTCAAGTATGTGGCTTTGAATTAAGTCGTGTCTATTCAGCAGTTCCGGCAATCTTTAAGGGAACAGGATGGGCTGGTAAAGGTGGTTAAGTTTAGATGCAACTTTTGTTCAGCTAATTCAGAGTTTATTTGGATGGATGGCTACAACGCAGCTGATGGCTTTAGGGTTTATCAATGCCTTAAATGTTGCGCTATTGGAACAAAGAATTTAGCAGAGGCAACTGACACTCAAGAGCCTGTAATCCGCTGCGAACAATGTGGATCATGGCAATTTGTAGATCAGCAATGTCATACTTGTGAATTGATTGGGGCTAAATAATGGATGCTGGTTATGCAGAAACTTGGTTAGAGGAGGATGATTTACGAATTACGACTTGCCGTCTGACCTGCGGTTATGTTAATTGATTTGGAGGGATAGTGTAACATGGACAGAAAGCGTTCGATCTTAAATCGAAAAGCTGAGCCGCCAACGGCTAGGCTCGGAAGGCGCAGAGTTTGGGCGACCCTATTGCTAATTGCATTTAGCAGTTGCTTTTTAAAAGATTATTCCGTTGCTTATAGTCAATACAAAACACAACATTATAAGCAATATACATTCATAGAATTAAATGATTTAGATCAGTATTACTGCATTGAGCAGCTGTGGCACAAGGAAAGCAGATGGTCGCCAACAGCTAAGAATGCAAGATCATCAGCATTTGGAATACCACAAATTCTAAACATGAAAGAAACAAATCCATTTAGACAAATAGATCGAGGCTTACGCTATATTGAGCATAGGCATGGCACACCTTGCAACGCTTTGTCTTTCCATAATCGCAAAGGATATTACTGATGAGTAGCAGTGCATTACGATCTACTGGATCTACAAGACAATGGACTAAGATTAAGCAAAGGATATTAAGGCGTGATGGTTTCATCTGCCAATATTGTGGTCAGGAAGCTAATACTGTTGATCATGTAATTCCTCGTAGATTAAACGGAAACGATTCTGACGACAACCTTGTCTCAAGTTGTTCTAGATGTAATTTAGCGAAGGGTGGGCGTTTTTTTGTGAGCCAGCGGACAC